GTCGTTTTTTCACACCCGCGAAATTCGGACCGGGGGTCAGAAGGGGGCGCTCGATGAGCGATGGCAAGCTGAAGGTGACGTACCGCGCCGTGGAGACGCTGGTGCCGTATGACCGCAATGCGCGGACGCACTCGCCGCTGCAGGTGCAGCAGATCGCCGACTCGATCGAGGCGTTCGGCATGGCCGGCGCGATCGTGGTCCGCGACGGCATGATCGCCAAGGGGCACGGCACGCTGGCTGCCTGCTCGCTCCTGTACGCCGCAGGGAAGCGCGTCTACCCTCCGCCTGGCCCCAACGCGCCCGAGGCAGCCCGGCCGGAGGCCTTCCCTGCCGGCAAGGTGCCGGTGCTCGACGCCAGCGGCTGGACCGACGAGCAGTTCCGGGCCTACGTGCTCGCGGACAACAAGCTGGCGCTGAACGCGGGCTGGGACGAGGCGCTGCTCGCCGGAGAGCTGCAGGCGCTGCAGGCGGCGGACTTCGACGTCGGCGTGATCGGCTTCCAGCGCGACGAACTGTTCAAGCTCCTGCCCAACGGCGGCGGGCACACGGATCCCGACGTCGCGCCGCCGGCACCTGCCGCTCCGGTCAGCCAGCTCGGCGACGTCTGGGTGCTCGGCAACCACCGCCTGGTCTGCGGCGACTCGACACAACCAGAAACCGTGAACCGGGCCCTGGCGGGCTCGAAGCCGCATCTCATGGTTACAGATCCGCCCTACGGCGTGGACTACGACCCGAGCTGGCGGCAGAAGGCCGGCGTCGGCTCCGCCGGCGCCGCGACGGGCAAGGTGCTGAACGACCACCGCGCGGACTGGCGCGAGGTCTGGGCGCTGTTCCCTGGTTCCGTCGCCTACGTCTGGCACGGCGGGCTGCACGCCGGCACGGTGGAGGACAGCCTGGTCGCCGTCGGGTTCAAGATCCGCGCGCAGATCGTCTGGGTGAAGTCTCGGCCTGCTCTCTCGCGCGGGCACTACCACTGGCAGCACGAGCCGGCGCTCTACGGCGTGCGTGAAGGGGCAGATGACGACCACTGGCGCTTCGTCCCGGAGCACGAGCTGGTCGGCTACGCGGTGAAGGAGGGCGCGACCGCGGACTGGCATGGCGGGCGCAAGCAGTCGACCGTCTGGTTCATCGACCACGTGAAGTCGGACACCGGGCACGGCACCCAGAAGCCGATCGAGGCGATGCGCCGGCCGATCATCAACAACTCCGACCCTGGCGATCCCGTCTTCGAGCCGTTCTCCGGCTCCGGGACCACGCTCATGGCGTGCGAGATCACCGGCCGGGCGTGCCGCGCGATCGAGCTGAATCCCGCCTACGTGGACGTCGACGTCATCCGATGGCAGGACTTCACCCGGCGCGAGGCGGTGCTCGAGGCGACCGGGCAGACCTTTGCCCAGGTGGCCGCGCTGCGCCAGAAGCCGGCCGCGCCGACTCCGGCGGAGGCTCCTGCTGCTCCTGCCGCCAAGAAGCCGGCCGCGCGCCGGAAGGCTGCCTGAAGTGGCCACGCGCGGGCGCAAGCCGAAGCCCACCCACCTGTCGCTGGTCCAGGGCAACCCTGGCAAGCGCAAGCTCCCGAAGAAGGAGGACGAGATCCCGGTGGTAGTGGAGGAGGTCGCACCGCCTCCGTTCCTGTCCGACGACGCGAAGGTGGAGTGGGGCCGGATGATGCAGGCGCTCGTGACGCTGAAGCTGCTCTCATCGGTCGACCGCGCCGCGTTCGCGGCCTACTGCCAAGCCTACGGCCGGTGGGCGCAGGCCGAGCGCGCGCTGGCTGTGATGCGCGAGCGCGACGCGAACACCTCGGGGCTGCTGGTCAAGACGACCGGCCAGAACGTCGTGCAGAACCCTCTCGTGGGCATCGCCAACAAGGCGATGTCGGACATGGTGCGCTACGCGGCGGAGTTCGGCATGACTCCGAGCGCGCGCGTGCGCCTCACCGGTGCAGGTGGCGGCGGTGCCGCAGAAAACCCGTTCAACCAGTTCAAGCGCTCCGGACGCTCGTGACTACTGCGGCATCGCTCTCGCCTACGCGAAGCGCGCCGCCGACGAGAAGAACCGGGCCCGCTTCGGGAAGTGGATCAGGCTGGCCGCCCGGCGCTACCTGCGCGACCTCGAGCGCGCGCGCAAGCGCGGCGGCCCGTTCTACTTCGACCCCGAGGAGGCGTGCCGCGCCTGCTCGTTCATCGAGCATCTGCCGCACGTAGAGGGCAAGTGGAAGAACGCCGACGGCTCGCCGCAGATCAACATCGTGCTGCACGAGTCCGACGTCTTCTTCGTCGTGCAGCTGTTCGGCTTCCGCAAGCCGGACGGCGCGCGGCGGTTCTCCATGGCTCTGAAGGCGATAGCGCGCAAGAACGCCAAGAGCACCGTCGCTGCCGCGATCGGCCTGTACTGCCAGTGCTGCGAGGACGAGCTGGGCCCGCAGGTGATCTCGGGCGCGACCACCGGCAAGCAGGCGCGCATCGTCTTCGGCGTGGCCAAGCGCATGGTCGAGAAGACCTCCGCGCTGCGTGACGCGTTCGGCCTCGAGGCGTTCGCCAACGCGATACCGTCCTACTCGAACGGCGGCTCGTTCATGCCCATCAACGCCAAGGCCTCGACGCAGGACGGCTTGAACCCGTCCACGACCATCCTGGACGAGATCCACGCGCACAAGACGCATGACCTGCTGAACGTGCTCCGCTCGGCTGCCGGCGCTCGCGTCAACCCGCTGTTCCTGTTCACCACGACCGAGGGCTACGAGTCTCCCGGGCCCTGGCCGGAGCTGAGGCACTTCGCCGAGCAGGTGCTGCAGGAGCTCGTGGAGGCGGACCACTTCCTGGCGATCATCTACGCGGTGGACGAAGCCGACGAGGAGGCCGGGCTGCCGGCCGACGACGACTTCGATGAGGCGGCCTGGATCAAGGCAAACCCGCTGATCGAGGTGAACCCGATTCTCCTGGCGGAGATCCGGAAGGAGGCGATCGAGGCAAAGGCCATGCCCGGCCGGCACGCGGAGTTCCGCATCAAGCGCCTGAACCGGCGGAGCTCTGTGGCTGGCGGCTGGGTCAACCTCTCGAAGTGGCGCGCGTGCTCCGGCTCGGTCGACCTCGAGGCGCTCAGGTCAGTGCCCTGTTATGGCGGGCTCGACCTGGCGTCGACCTCCGATCTCTGCTCGTTCAGGCTGGTGTGGAAGCAGGGACAGCACTGGTTCACGCACGGGTGGCGCTTCGTCCCTCGCGCCGCGATCAAGTCCAGGACCGAGCGCGGGCTGGTTCCCTACGAGCCGTGGGTGCGCTCCGGCTACCTGATCGAGGCGGGTGACGAGGTCATCGACTACGACCTGGTGCGCGAGCACATCCTCCTGGCGCATCGCCGGTTCATGATCAAGGGCGTGGGCTACGACCGGTGGAATGCGGCGCAGCTGGTGGCCAAGCTGGAGAAGGACGGGCTCCCCATGCAGGAGTTCATCCAGGGCCCCCGCTCCTACCATCCGGCCATGCAGGAGCTCGAGCGCGCCTACCTCGCTGGCCAGCTCTCGCACGGCAACGATCCGGTGCTGAACTGGTGCGCCTCCAACCTGGTGGCTCGGCGCGACGTCAACATGAACAGCGCGCCGGACAAGCGCCGGGCCGCGGACAAGATTGATGACTTCGTCGCGTTGCTGATGGGCGTCGGCTCCAGCCTGGTCGCGCCGGCCGAGAAGCAGTTTCAGTCGTTCTTCGTCTGAATCGCAGTATCCTCGCGCCTGTCAGAACTGCCGGCAGCCCGGCCCTGGAGGTTCTCGCCATGCAGCGCGCCTACGCGACCATCGACATCAAGGCGGCGACCGAGGACGGCAAGAAGCGCCGTTTCACCGGCATCGCATCGACTCCCGAGACCGATCGCATGGGCGACATCGTGGAGCCGCGCGGCGCCGAGTTCAAGCTGCCGCTGCCGCTGCTCTGGCAGCACGACTCGCGCAACCCGATCGGCTGGATCACGAAGGCCCGCGTCACCGACGCTGGCATCGAGGTCGAGGGCGAGGTGGCGTCCATGGACGACGACCCCGAGAGCGATCTGGGCAAGGCGCTGAAGTCCTACTGGCAGTACATCAAGTCCGGCCTGGTGCGCGGGCTCTCCATCGGCTTCAACGCCAAGGAGACCGCGCGCATCGAGGGGACCTACGGCTACCGGATCATGAAGTGGGTCTGGCTCGAGCTCTCCGCGGTGACCATCCCGGCGAACGAGCAGGCCACCATCCTTGCGATCAAGTCCGCCGATCAGGCGCTGCTGGCCGCGTCTGGCCACCTGCACCGCCACGACGGTCGGGCTTCCGCACTTCCCGGCGTCCCGGGGTTCGTCAAGTCCGCCGCCTCGAGCGGCTCTCAAACCCCAACGGGGAAAGGCTCCACCATGAAGACCGCATACCAGGAGCTCGCCGAGCTCCGCGAAACCCGCGTGACCAAGACGGCACGCATGACCGAGCTGCAGGAAGGTGCGAAGTCCGCCGAGCGCCGCCTGACGCAAGACGAGGCGACCGAGTTCGACGCGCTGCTCGTGGAGGTCGACCAGCTGGACGACCAGATCCGCGCCAAGTCGCTGGAGGCGCTGAACGGCTCCGCCGCGCGCCCGGTGTCCGGCGAAGGCTCGAAGGCTGCCAGCGAGTCGCGCTCCGGCCTCAGCTTCGTGCGCAAGACCGACCCGGAGGACAAGTTCAAGGGCCAGTCGTTCATCCGCGGCGCGATCGCCAAGGCTGCCGCCTTCGTCGCGCTGAAGCAGGGCTCCTACGTCTCGCCGGTCGACATCGCGATGCACCGCTGGGGCAAGACCCACCCCAACCTGGTGAACTGGATCAAGGCCGGCGTCGCCGGCGCTGGCACCGGCTCCGGCGAATGGGGCGCGGAGCTGGCGCAGTCCGACACGCGCTACACCGGCGACTTCATCGAGTTCCTGTACTCGATGACCGTGTTCGACCGCCTGCCGCTGCGTCCGGTGCCGGCGCGCGTGCACATCAAGGGCCAGGACGGCGCGGCCACCGGCTACTGGGTGGGCGAGTCCAAGGCGATCCCGGTGTCGAAGGCCGACGCGTCCGACGTCGAACTCACGCCGCTGAAGGTCGGCGCGGTCGCGGTGTCGTCCAAGGAGCTGATCCTGGACTCGCAGCCGTCCGCCGAGCAGTGGATCCGCGACTGCATCGCCGAGGCGAGCGCGCAGCGCGTGGACACCACGTTCCTCGGTACCGCGGCGGCTTCGGCCGGCGTCTCTCCGGCCGGCATCCTGAACGGGCTCACGCCGCTGGCGCCGTCGGGCACCGACGCTGCCGCTGTGCGCGCCGACCTGATGTCGCTCTACCAGCCGTTCCTCACGGCGAAGAACGCGAGCGGCCTGGTGCAGATCATGACCCCGTCGATGGCCAAGGCGCTGTCGCTGCTGGTCAACGCTTTGGGCCAGACCGAGTTCCCGCGTCTGGGTGCGATGGGCGGCGAACTGCTCGGCGACACGGTGTACACCGGCGACAACGTCACCGGCGGCCACTGGATCCTGCTGAAGCCGTCGGACATCTGGAAGATCGGCGACTCCGGCATCGAGCTGTCGATGACCGACAGCGCGACGCTCGAGCAGGACGATGCTCCGTCGGGCGCCACCGACACGCCGTCCGCGGCCATCGCCAACCTGGTGAACCTGTGGGTGTCGGAGTCGGTCGGCTTCAAGGTGGTGCGCCGCATCAACTTCCAGAAACGTCGCTCCGGCGCGGTGGTCTACCTCGACAACGCCGAGTACGGCGGCGTCGTGAGCTGATCGTCCCTGCGCTCTGAACCAGCCCGGGCAGCGATGCCCGGGCTTTCTCACAGGAGGACGACGATGTCTGTTGCCATGATCGCCACGAAGGCGTTCACCTACGCAGGGCGGCGTCTCGCCGCTGGCGCATCCTTCGAGGCCCGTGGCGAGTCCGACGCGCGCGTGCTCGAGGCGATCCGCAATGCTCGCCGGGACCTGCAGGTGCCGCGCGCCATCACCGATCCAGAACCCGTGCCCGTGGCCGCGCCGAAGCGTGGCCGCGGCTACCGCAAGCAGGCGCTCCAGGCTCAGGCCTCGAGCGATGCCGCTCCGGAATCCATGCAGCCGGGCGCCAGCGAGGTGCAAGCCTCCGAACAGGGAACCGGGGACACTCCAGGCGTTGGCAGCGCCGAAACCCCGTCGGCGGCTGACGACGCGGCTGCGCCAGCAACGGGCCGCCGCTACCGGCGCCGTGACCTGGCTGGAGCTCCGGAGTGAAGTTCGCGCCGGCTCTGCGCAGGGGGCTGACGGCGGTCCTGCAGAAGGCCGGCATGCTCTCGCAGGTTCCGACTCGCGGGCGCGGTGTCGGCTTTTCCTGGTTCGGCGATGGCCCGGACAACTTCCAGCGTGACGTCGAGGTCGTGCACGACAAGGTGCTGGCTCACCCGACCGTCTACGCATGCATCACCCTGATCGCCAGCGACATCGCCAAGGTCAGCCTCGGGTTGCGCGAGCGCGAGGACGAGGGGTATTGGGAGCAGGCCGAGAACCCGGCCTACTCGCCGGTGCTGCGCAAGCCCAACCACTACCAGACCCGGCAGCAGTTCATCGAGACCTGGATGATCTCGAAGCTGCAGCGCGGCAATGCCTACGTGCTGAAGGTGCGCGACGCGCGCCGCGTGGTGGTGAAGCTCTACGTGCTCGACCCGACGCGGGTGCAGCCGCTAGTGGCTCCCAACGGCTCCGTCTTATACCAGCTGAACAGCGACGACCTGTCCGGTCTGCCGATCGACCTGCCGGCGGTGCCGGCCAGCGAGATCATCCACGACCGCATGGAGTGCCTGTTCCATCCGCTGGTCGGCGTCTCGCCCATCTTCGCGTGCGGCGTGGCCGCCACGCTCGGCCTCAAGATCGACGCGAGCGCGGCGAAGTTCTTTCAGAACATGGCGCGCCCGAGCGGCGTGCTCACCGCGCCGGCGGCGATCAGCGACGAGGTGGCTGCTCGCCTGAAGCGCGAGTGGGAGAGCAACTACTCCGCCGGCAACCTGGGCAAGGTGGCCGTGCTCGGCGACAGCCTCAAGTTCGAAGGCATGGCCATCAACGCGGTGGACGCGCAGCAGGCCGAGCAGCTGAAGCTCTCCGACGAGCGGATCTGCACCGCCTTCCACGTACCCGGCTTCATGGTCGGCGTGGGCGCGATGCCCTCCTACGACAACGTGCAGGCGCTCTGGCAGCAGTACTACAACCAGTGCCTGCAGAAGCACTTCGAGTCGATCGAGGCGGTGCTGGACGAAGGTCTGGGCCTGGACCCTGCCGCCTACCGGACGGAGTTCGACCTGGACGACCTGCTGCGCATGGACTCCAAGACGCTGGCCGAAGTGGAAGGGCTCAAGGTGCAGCGCGGGATCGCCGCTCCCAACGAGGCGCGTCGCAAGTTCAACCTCGAGCCGGTGGAGGGTGGCGACTCTCCGATGGTGCAGCAGCAGAACTACTCGCTCGCCGCGCTGGCCAAGCGCGACGCCGGCCCGGATCCGTTCGGCAAGACCACGCCGGCCGCCGCACCTGCTCCGGCTCCTGCGCCGCCTCCTGCCGACGGCACCGATCCGGAGGAGGACCCGGCGTCCGCCGAGGATGTGCAGCGCGCGGTCGACGCCGGCATCGGCAAGGTGCTGCAGACGGTCAAGGCCGACGGCGACGCGCTGCGCGCGGACGTCCAGCGCAGCTTCATGGAGGCCATCCAGGCGCTCGATGCGCGTGCGCAGGCCGAGGCCGAACAGCAGCGGCAGATCGAATCGGAGGCTGCCGCTCGACTGCGGCAGTTCGGCGATGCCCTCACCCAACGAATCGAGCGAGCAACCTCCGAAGCCTAAGCGCGCCGCTCTGCGCGGGCGCGATGGGCGTGATGGTCGTGACGGCAAGGATGGCCTGGACGGGCTGCCCGGTCGTGACGGCAAGGACGGTGCGCCTGGCGAGCCGGGGCCTCGAGGCGAGGCCGGTCCGCCCGGCGAGCGCGGTGCTCGAGGCGAGCCGGGGCCTCGTGGTCTGGCCGGCGCGCCTGGCCGCGACGGCAAGGCCGGCGAGCGCGGGCCTCGAGGTGAACCTGGGCCGCGCGGCGAGCAGGGTCCGCCCGGGCCCATGCCGAAGCACCGCTGGAAAGGCACGCAGCTGCAGTTCGAACGTCCGGATGGCGAGTGGGGCGACGCGGTCGACCTGAAGGGTGATCCGGGGCGTGACGGCATCGGCGGCGTGGTGCAGACTTCGTCCGGCGCTGCCGGGACCGGCAACTCCTATTTCCCATCCGGCTGGTGACCGCTGCGCGGCCCGGCTCTCTCGAAAGGACAACCATGCCCATCACGCAGGCTCAGAAGACCGAGCTCGAGGCGCTCGCCTCGACCCTGGAGACGCAAGTCGCCGCCCTCGTGGTCGATCCGGACGCTCCGTCCGGCCCGACCCAGGAGGAGTACGACGCGGCGGTCGCGCAGCGCGACGCCGCACTCGCGCAGGTGCTGCAGCTGCAGCAACGAATCGACTTCGCGCGCACCCAGCTGCGCGCCGCCGCGGACGCGGACGCCGCCGAGGACGCCGCTCGCGCCGGCGCGCTGCAGATCCTGGAGGGCTGACCATGCCGATCACCGCCGCTCAGAAGGCCCAGCTCGCCGCCGCCATCGCGCAGGTCCGCAGCCTGCTGGCCGAGATCCAGCCGGACGCTCCTGCTCCGGCCCCCGCGCCCGGGCCCGCTCCGGCGCCAGGACCGGCTCCTGCGCCGTCTCCGGCTCCTGCGCCTGCCCCAACCCCCAGCCCGGCTCCTGCGCCTGCTCCGGGTCCCGCTCCGGCTCCGACGCCGGCTCCCGGCCCTGCTCCCGCTCCCGCTCCGGCTCCGGTGCCGGCCACCGACACCGCCGAGCTGCTGCGCACGCTCGAGGACTTCGCGCACGTCGCCGCGCGCGAGTGGTCCTACGGCGGGCACACGGTGGTTCCGGGCGCCGGCGCTCCGACGGGCATCCCTGGCGCCGTGCCTGGCTCCAACCCGTTCACCGAGAACTTCGGGCTGTGGTCGCTCACCGACACCACCTACGAGCCGTTTCTGTTCGACCGGCCGGAGGCCTTCCGGCTCCTGTTCGCCATGACCGGCAACCCGCGTTGGCAGGAGGAGGCGATCGCGCTGCTCGACTACTACGAGTCGCGTCTGTCGTCGGCGGGTATCTTCCTGAACAAGACCGGCGAGGAGGACACGAAGTACAGCTACGTGCACTCGTGGTCGGCGAACGCGGCGAAGGCTGACGCCGCCTACGCTGCCGCGCAGCTCGGGTTCCCGGACGTCTTCAACCCGACGGCGGGCCTGTGGACCGAGCGCGAGCTCTGGGTGCGGCTGAACGCATCGGTGCAGTACTTCATCCGCACGAAGAGCGCCGGAGCGATCCGCAACGGTCGGCTGATGCTCGACCAGTGGGACGCCGCGTGCGCCGGCCGCGGCGCGCCGCTGGTCACCTACACCCAGCACGAGGGCGGCGGGCCCGGCGGCACGCAGCCGACGGACCTCGTGACTTCGCCCTGGATGTCGGCGCTCTACTTCCAGGCGGCTCGCGCGTTCGCCAGCCTGGTGCCCGAAGTGGCCGCGCAGGTGCAGCGTCAGGCGTCGCATTACTTCGACTACCTCGACACGCCGTCGACGCGCGGGTTCTACGTGTACCAGACCGATCCGCAGGCCGAGTTCGGCGGGCTGGTTTTCCCGGCCTACCTCGCCGGCGGCACCACGATCGGCGACGCCGGTCCGGACGAGGGCAACATGACCCACGCGCTGGATCTCGCGGGCTTCTGCGCGTTCGCCGTGCGGGCCAAGCAGGCGCTCGGCCAGGACGCTGCTCGAGCGCAGCTGCGGCTCTCGCAGATGAAGCTCACGGCGGCGCGCAACTTCGCCAACCAGACGCGCACCGCGGTCTGGCTCCCGAAGTACCGCGTGAACCCTCCGCGCTCATTCAACTGGTGGGCGCGCGGTCTGTACGAGCTCTGGGCGCTCGGGGAGTAAAGGCAGGGCATGGGTATCGGCATCAACGACGCGGGCGACTCCGCTCGCCGCAGCAGCATCCCGAGCGGTGGTGCCGGTACCCTGTCTGGTGGCGCCTTCTCCGACTTCTACGCGGGGGTCTGGGTCTATCGGGCTTCGGCCGATGTGACCTATGCCAACACCGCCGGCGGCGCCTTCGTCCACGCTCAGGCCGGCGCGCGCGAGATGGTGATCGGGTTCGACTCCGCGGGCTCCAATCTCTCCGACCTCAGTCTGCGCGCCATCTTCAATTCCGGGGGCGGTGCCGGCACGCCGTATTTCTTCCCGGCGCACGCTGGCGATGACTTCCTGGACGAGTGGGTCCACTACTTCATGCTGGCCGCTGGCGGCACCACCGGCTCTCAGCGCATGGGCTATATCCGCCTCGCCGATCTGGCCAACCCGGTGGTGCAGCTGCGCACGAATGACAACGCTTCGAGCCAGTACGTGAACACACTCACCTTCGGGAACACCGCGGCGAACAACGCGCGGGCGACCGGGGACTATGCCTTCGCGCGTGCCATCGCTTCAGCCAGCCTCACGGTTTCGGATGTGCAGTCGCTCTGCAACAATCCGGCGACCGTCGCTGGCGATTGGGGCTTCTGGCCGATGGCGGACAACACCGACACCGGCGACGATTCTGGCAACGGTCGATCGCTCACTTTCAACGGCACGCTGACCAGCGAAGCCAGCCCGACGCTCGGCAGCTCGACCATCGTGGCGTCGCTCCTGGCGGGCCTGGTCGGTGGCGGCAGACTGCTCCGCGGCATTTCGAGAGGCTGACCCATGAGCTATCCCGTCTATCAAGTCCCGGCCGGCGATGTGCTGCCGATCATGTTCCACACCTTCGCTGGTGCGACCGGTGCGTCGATCACGATCTCCGGGCTGGCGGTGACGGACATCGAGGTCTACAAGGACGGAAGCGCCACGCAGCGCGCTTCCGATTCCGGTTATGCGCTGCTCGACACCGACGGCATCGACTTCGATGGGTTGACCGGCATCCACGGCTTCTCGATCGATACCGGGGACAACACCGACGCGGGCTTCTACACCGTCGGCGCGTGGTTCCACGTGGTCGTCTCGGCGATCACCGTCGATGGCCAGACGGTCAGCTTCGTGGCCGCGGCCTTCCGCCTGATGGCCGCCGAGGGCGTGGCCGGCGTGCCGGATGTGAACGTCACGCACCTGGCCGACACCGTGCAGTCCCCTGGCGATATCTTCGGCGACTCGAGCGATGCGCTCCCGTCCCTGCCGACGCTCGCGGCCTATCTCGACACCGAGATCGCGGCGATCAAGGCCAAGACCGACCTCCTGCCTGCCGTGGCTGCTGGTGCCTCCGGCGGCCTGATGATCAACGGGGCGAACACCGGCGAAGTCACGTTCGACTCCGGCGTGACGATCTCGAACGCTGGCGGCTCGGCGCTCACGCTGACGAGCAGCGGCGGGAACGGCGACGGTCTGCGTGCGAGCGGCCACGGCACCGGCGATGGCATCGCCGCGACCGGTGGTGCGACGGGCCGCGGTGTGCACGCCATGGGCGGCGCCACCAGCGGCGCCGGCATCCGAGCGGAGGCGCAGGCTGGCAACGGCAACGGCTTGAACGTCGTTGGCAACGGCTCTGGCCACGGTTGCGCCATCGAGGGCGGTGCGACCGGGCATGGTCTGCACGCGCTCGGCGGCGTCTCTGGCGGCGATGGCATCCGCGCCGAGGCCCAGGGCGGCAATGGCAACGGTGTGAACGCCATTGGCCAGGGCACCGGGCTCGACCTCGCCGCGGACAACCTGGCGACCGCGGCTCAGGCTACCGCCATCCAGACCGCGACCGACAAGCTCGAGGACACCGTGGTGCTCAGCAGCGATGGCTGGATCTTCACCGCCGCGTCGCTGCAGGACGCTCCGACTGGTGGCTCCGCTCCGTCGGCTGCTGCGATCGCAGACGCGGTGTGGGATGAGGCGCTCTCGGGGCATGACGTAGCCGGCAGCGCTGGTGCTGCTCTGTCCGCGGCTGGCTCTGCTGGCGACCCGTGGGCGACGCTGCTGCCCGGTGCCTACGGCGCCGGCACCGCTGGACAGATCGTGGGGGACAACTTGAACGCCACCGTCAGCTCGCGCGCAGCGGCGACCGACCTGGCGACCGCGATCGGGTACATCGACACCGAGATCTCCGATATCCAGTCGCGCCTGCCGGCCGCGCTGGTCGGCGGCCGGATGGACGCGAGCGTGGGCGCCATGGCGGCCAACGTGGTGACGGCTTCTGCTCTGGCGGCGGACGCGGTGGCCGAGATCCAGTCGGGCCTGTCGACGCTGGACGCGGCCGGCGTGCGTGCGGCTGTGGGCCTCGCGTCTGCGAATCTGGACACCCAGCTCGATGCTCTCCCGACCGCCGCGGAGACCGCGACGGCGGTGATGGCCTCGACCATCGAGGGCACGTTCGACCTCACCGAGTCGGCTCGCCTGTGGAACGCCGCGCTCGCGGGCAAGGCTTCTGGCCTCGCCGGCACGGCAGCGACCTTCCGCGACCTGGCCGACAGCAAGGACCGCATCGTGGCGACCGTCGATGCCGACGGCAACCGCACCGCCGTGACGCGCGACGTCACCTGAAGGCTGGCGCTGCATGTTCGGCCATCGCTACTTCGGCGCAGCCTACTTCGGTGGGCGTTTCTTTGGCGACGGAGGCGCCTCGGGCAGCGGGGCCTCAGCGGCGGAGATCTGGGCCTACGTGCTCTCCAACGGCAAGAGCGCTGGCCAGACGCTGGTCGAGACGCTGCAGGGCATCGAGACGCTGCTCGCGCGCAACTGCCTGGATGAGCAGGTGCAGGGCGCATACACTGCAGCCGACGCGCTCCGCATCCTGCTGGCAGTGGCCGCGGGGAAGACGACGATCAATGCTCTGGGCGGCGGTGCGGCGATCGTGGAGTTCCAGGCGGTGGACGATTCCGGCGTGGTTGTCTCCGCGACCATGGACGGGAGCGAGCGCACCGCGGTGACGCTGACGCCGACGGAATCGACGTAAGGACCACCCGATGAGCGACCTCGAGAAGCTGGCCGAGCAGGTGTTCGCCGCACTGCAGAAGTACGTGGACGCGCGGCTGGCGCCGATCGACGTCTCCATCAAGGCCCTGGATGGCCGCATCGCCTCGATCCCTGCCGGCCCTCCGGGACCGAAGGGGGAGAAGGGCGATCCGGGCGAGCGCGGCGCCGACGGTCCGCAGGGCCCTGCTGGCAAGGATGGCGCTCCTGGCGCCGTCGGCGATCGCGGGCCGCAGGGCGAGAAGGGCGCGGACGGTGCGCCTGGTCGGGATGGCCGCGACGGCTCTCCTGGCCCGCAGGGCGAGCGCGGCCCGCAGGGCGAGCGCGGCATCCAGGGCGAACGCGGCGAGCCGGGTCCGGCGGGCAAGGATGGCGCGCCAGGGCCTCGAGGCGAGCAGGGTCCGGCCGGCAAGGACGGTGCGCCCGGCCCGGCCGGCGAGCGTGGTGAAACCGGGCCCGCGGGCAAGGATGGCGCGCCGGGACCTGCCGGCGAACGCGGCGAACGCGGCGAACCCGGCCCGGCCGGCAAAGATGGTGCTCCGGGTGCTCTGGGTGAACGCGGCCCGGCCGGCGAGCGCGGCTTGCCTGGCGAACCCGGGCGCGACGGTCCGGCTGGCCGCGATGGTCGGGACGGCGCGCCGGGCGTGCAGGGCGAGCGCGGCGAGAAGGGCCTCGACGGTGCGGACGGGCGCGACGGGCGCGACGGCAAGGACGGCGCTCCTGGTGCGCCTGGCGAGCGCGGCGCGTCCGGCGAGCGTGGCGACCCTGGCCCGGCTGGCAAGGACGGCGCTCCCGGCGCTGCAGGCAAGGACGGCGCTCCCGGCCGGGACGCGTTCCAGCTCGAGGACCTCGACGTCAAGCTGCTGGAGGACGGGCGCTCGGTCGAATTCTCGTTCGGCGCTGGCGACACGCGGATCTCGCGCGTCATCAAGTTCGACGTCGTGCTCGATCGCAAGGTCTACCAGCGCGGCAAGCGCTACGAGAAGGCCGACGGCGTGACCTACGGAGGGCAGTACTACATCGCGCAGCGCGACACGGACGCGGTGCCGGGTGAATCTCCGGACTGGCGGCTCTCGGTCAAGCGCGGGCGCGACGGTAAGGACCTGCGCGAGGAGGAGGGCTCCCATGGCTGACGTCCGCGTCCTGCGCGCCAAGGTCATTGCCCATCCGACCGGGCACGTGCTCTCGCTGGAGACCTGCCGGCAGCACCTCGAGGTGATCCCGATCGATGGCGACTCCGACAACGAGTCGCACCCGGACGATGCTCTGATCCTCGGCATGCTCGACGCTGCGGTGGCGCACGCCGAGCAGTTCACCGGCCTGTCGATCGCGCTGCGCACCTGGGAGGCGGCGCTGGACGAGTTCCCTGCAGACGGCATCGAGCTCCCTCGCCCCCCGTTCATCGAGCTGCTCTCGTTCAGCGCGGTCAACGACTCCGACGGCGAGCTGGACGCGTCGACCTACCTGGTGGACGACTACGGCACGCCAGAGCAGCCGGTGGTGCTGCGCGCGGTGAACAGCTGGCCGACCGTGACCAAGTCGCCGGCCACCGTGAAAATCCGGTACCGCGCCGGCTACCAGTCGGAGGAGGACCCGGACTCCGACGCGCCGCCGCTGCCGCGATCGCTGCGCGCCGCGCTGCTGCTGATGCTCGGCCACCTGTACGAGAACCGCGAGGACTCCGTCGAGAAGGCCCTCGCGTCGATTCCGAACGGCGCCGAGGCCCTGATGCGACCTCTGCGCGTGCGCCTGGGGATGGCATGAGGGCTGGCCGGCTCCGGCACTGGCTCACGTTCCAGCGGGACGAGGGCGGCCAGGATTCCGACGGCGCGTGGGAGGCGGCGTGGTTTGACGCGTTCCCGCAAGGCTCCCGCATGCCGTGCGAGATCGTCTACCTGCAGGGGCGCGAGCTCCTGGCGGCCCAGGCCATGAACAGCAAGGTCACGTGCCGCATCACCACCCGGTACCGTCCGGGCTTCGTCGCGTCGCTGCGCGCTGTGGCTCCGGACGGCTCCATCTTCAACATCGAGGCGGTGCTGCCGGACAACGTCAGCGGTCGCTCGAGCGTGGTTCTCCTGGCTTCCACCGGTGTCAACGAAGGCTGACCCTCCGGCGCCGCAATGGCGCAATCGAACCGTCTTCTGTCTGGCCAGCGGGCCCTCGCTGACCCGGGACGATGTCGATCTGGTGCGCGACTCTGGGCACCCGACCATCGTGACCAACACGACCTTCCGCCTGGCGCCGTGGGCCGACGTCCTGTTCGGCTTCGACGCGCGCTGGTGGATGACCAAGGATCCGGCCACCGGCCTGACGCCGGCGCAGGAGACCGAGCGCATGTTCCATGGCCGGCGCTTCTCCCGGTCTGCCCTGGCGGCCAACGTGGGCGTCGAGTCCCTGCACGCTTCGAGCTGGTTCCGCGGCTCAGGCAACAGTGGCAGCTGCGCGATCTCGCTCGCGGTGTCTGCCGGCGCGCATCGCGTGGTGCTGCTCGGGTTCGACTGCACCTTTGCGCCGGACGGCCGGCGTCACTGGCATGGCGACCATCCGCCGGGCCTCGGGAACTGCCTGTCGATCGCGCGCTGGCCGCTGCAGTTCACGCGGGTCAAGCGGCAGGCCGACGCTGCTCGGTGCGGCGTGATCAACTGCAGCCGGCGCACGGCGCTCGACATGTTCCGGCGGCAGCCACTCGAGGAGGTGCTGCGCGAAATCGGCCCGGCACTGCCGCCGGTCGAGCGTGAGGGCGGAGTGCTGGTGTGAGGTCGATCCGGGGCGGTAAGGGCATTGGCGATGCCATCTACCTGGCCGCGGTGGTGCGGCATCTGGTCGCCGCCGGCGAGCGCCTCGAGGTGTGCACGCCGTGGCCGGAGATCTTCGACGCCTACGCGGATCGCGTGATGCTCTCGCCGTTCCGGCGCAGCGGCATCGACGTCCTGGCGCACTACTCGCGCCGCCGGAATTGGCGCACACGGCAGTTCGAGGACGTCTGCATCCAGGCCGGGCTTCCCACCACCGTCGACCTGCGGCTGGACTGGACCGTGACCGACTCCGATCTGACCGGCCGGCTGCTCGAGCGCGGGTTGCCGATCGTGCTGGTGCAGCTCCCCCGCGCGCCGATGGGCCGCACTGACGGCATCGGTCACGAGCTACTGCCGGACTGCCGTCGCATCCAGGAAGCGATCGACCTGCTGCGCGGGCGCGTGCTGCTGGTGCAGATCGGCGCTGGTCGACCGCTGTTCAACTTCCGCGGCATCGACGTCGACCTCCGGGACCAGACCACGATCCGGCAGCTCATGGACGTCGCGTCTGTCAGCAGCGGCATGCTCGGGTACGTCTCTTTCATGGTGCCGCTGGCCGAGGCGCTGCTGAAGCCGGCGCTGCTGGTCTGGTCGCGCCGTGGCTTGCGCTCGAGCACCGGGTTCGTCCGCCAGATCACCCCAGCCAAGATCCTGCAGCGCGAGAGCTCCCTGCACGTGGTCGACAACTGCACGCCGGCCGAGCTGCAGGCTGCCACCGAGAGGTTCTGCGATGCGCTTCGTCTCCCGGGCTGAAGTCCTGCCGGTGTTCGCCGGTCGGAGAGTCGCCATCGTCGGCTCCGGGCCCGGCGTGCTCGAGAACCCTCCGGGCCTAATCGACTCGCACGAGGTGGTCGTGCGGGTGAACAACTACAAGCTCTCGCCGGCGGCTGGCCAGCGCACGGACGTCTACTACTCCTACTTCGGGAACGCCATCAAGAAGCCGGCCGCTGACCTGAAGCGAGACGGCGTGCGGCTGTGCATGGCGAAGTGCCCGAACGCGGCAGCGATCGAGTCCGAGTGGCACGTCCGGAACAAGAAGCCGCACGGCGTCGACTTCCGCTGGATCTACCAGCTGCGCTCCGACTGGTGGTTCTGCGACACCTACGTGCCCGACCTGCAGGAGTTCCTCGAGGGCTTCGATCTCCTGGGCCGCCACGTGCCCACCACCGGCTTCTCCGCCATCCTGGCGGTGCTCTCGTTCCAGCCGGCCTCGATCTACCTGACCGGGTTCGACTTCTTCTCGAGCGGCGTGCACAACGTCAACGAGCGGTGGCGCGCCGGCGCCTCTGATGATCCAATCGGCCACGTGCCGGACGCCGAGCGGGCCTGGCTCGCCGCAAACCGATCCCCTTCCATCACCTTCGACCGCCGGCTTGCCGGCCTGCTGCAGACATGATCGAGTGGACCCAAGAGACCGAGAAGCGCGTCGGGCGCATGGTGCAGATCATCCTCACCGATCCGGACCTGCTGGCCATCCATCAACGCTTTGGCGGCGAGGTGTTCCGTCGATCGAGCGTCTTCCACGAGCTGAAGCGCTTCCTGCAGACTTGCGAGGTGTCGGGCGACACCTGCCTGGAGATCGGCACCTGGAATGGCATCACCGCGGTGGTGCTCTCGCGCTTCTTCCGGCGCGTGGTCAGCATGGATATCTTCCACAACCCGGTGCGCCACGAGATCCTCGCGCACCTGGGCATCAAGAACGTGGAGTTCGTGGACCTTGTCGACAACCGGCACAAGGCGCAGGTGATCGGCCAGCTCGACTTCGACTTCGCGTACCTGGACGGCAACCACGCCGATGACACCGACCTCGACTGGCGCCTCGCGCAGCCGTGCGGGCGCGTGCTGTTCCAGGAGTGCCTTCCCATGCAGCCACCCGTCTACAACCTGGTGCGCTCGCTGCCGCCGGACGAGGTGGTCTATGGCGGCGTGGGCCTGGCCCTCTGGAGGAAGCGACAATGATCTTCAACTACCGCGGCAAGCTCTACCCGGAGTACATCCGCAACGGCAATGCATGCCGGTTCATCACCCCGTTCGCGCAGCAGTTCTGCACCGGCTCCGGTGTCGATGTCGGGCCGGGCAAGTGGCCATTCCCTGGTGCGCTGCCGGTCGATGTCGGGCCCGAGTACTCCGCGATGGAGCTGCCGCCGGGTCCCTTCGACTACGTCTTCTCCAGCCACTGCCTCGAGCACCTGCGCGATCCGATCGGTGCGCTCGAGCACTGGCGCGAGCGGCTCCGGCCGGGTGGCGTGCTCTTTCTGTACCTGCCGCACCCGGACATGGAATACTGGCAGCCGCAGAACTGCCGTAAGCACCTGCACTCGTGGCGTCCCGGCGACATGAAGCGGATCCTCTACGACCTCGGGTTCTGCGACGTCCTGGCCAGCGAGCGCGACCTCGCGTGGTCGTTCGCCGTGGTGGGCTTCAAGGGCACGCGTCACCAGGAGCCGGCAGCATGAGCGCGATGCACGATCGAATCGTCGCGCTGCACGGCCGGCACGCGCTGAAGCGCTCCATCCTGAGCATCCGCGAGGGCGCCGGCGTGATGCAGCACTTCCTGGAAGGGCGGGGCGTCCGCACGGCGCTGGAGATCGGCACCTACCGCGGCGTCGGCGCGGCGGAGATCTCGCAGTTCGTGGACCGCGTCATCACCATCGACCTCCGGCATGGCCGCATGGAGCAGCTCGGCGAGGAATGGGACCGGCACGCGTTCTGGCGCTCGCTCGGCGTGCACAACGTCGAGCTCCACCTGGTGGACGACGACGCGGAGAAGGCCGAGCTGATCCGGTCGCTGGAGTTCGACTTCGCCTTCGTGGACGGCGCGCATGACGAGCGGGTGCGCGACGACTTCGAGCTGGTCCGGCGCTGCGGGCGCGTGCTCTTTCACGACGTCGACTCTCGCGGCAGGCCCGAGCTGGACCACGTGTACAACTTCGTGATGTCGCTGCCGCGGCACGAGCTCGAGCTCCGGGATATCTTCGCGCTATGGACCGATTCATCGCGGCGTTCCCTGCCGTAGCCGACGGCGACCTCGCGCTGTGCCACGAGCACGGCGTGGCCTACCAGATCGACCAGTCGCAGCTGGTCGACTATGGCGAGGCCTACTTCGAGAAGTGTCGCGGCTACGAGGGACAGGAAATCGCCGAGCGCATCAACGCCGGCCGGATCGCTCTGGTGGCGCGGCACTTCGGGCCCGGGCGGGTGTGCGATGTCGGCGTGGGCTCCGGCGAGTTCATCCGCCGGCGTCCCTACACGTTCGGCGTGGACGTCAACCCGGCGGCGGTGCAGTGGCTCAAGGAAAGCGGTCGCTGGGCCAGCGACCTGGACTCGTTCGGCGCATTCACCTTCTGGGATGTGCTCGAGCACGTGCCCGAGCCGGAGACCTACCTGCGGCACGCCTACCTGCACTCGTTCGTCTTCCTGTCGATGCCGATCATGCCGTCGCTCGATCGCATCCGCGAATCGAAGCACTACCGGCCCGGCGAGCACCTGTACTACTGGACCGAGCGGGGCCTGGTCGAGTGGATGGCCTGGCACGGTTTCAGGCTGCTCGAGGTGTGCGACTTCGAGACGCAGGCCGGTCGTGAGAACATCCTGTCCTTCGCGTTCAGGAGATACGCATGGCCGAGCTCTCCGGCACCGTCTCTCTCACCGGGCTAGACGGCGTCCTTCGAACCCTCGAGCAGCTGCCGCCCGAGGTGGTCAGCAAGGCTGGCGGCCCGGTGAAGCTGGCTCTCAAGCGTGGCGCGCTGGTGCTGCTGCGCGAGGCGGCGCTGAATCTGGCGCGCGCCACCGACAACCTCAGCACCGACGACCAGGAGAACACCGGGCTTCTGCTCTCGTCGCTCGTGGCCACCCGCGGCAAGGCGCCGACGGGCGGCAACGGCGAGCGCTACCTCGTGCGGGTGAAGCGGCTCACGTATCAGCGTCCTGGCCCGGCCACCACCACCCTGCAGACCGCCAACCTGCTGGAGTACGGTTCGGAGAAGCAGCCGGCCGAACCCTGGCTCCGTCCGGCCTTCGCCACCAAGGCTGTGACCGCCATCCAGACGGTCGAGTCGGAGCTCATCCGCTCCGTCGACCGGGTCGTGACCCGTCTCGCGCGGCAGAATGGAGCTCGCTGATGTTCCCTCCCATCTTCACCACCCTGCAGGACTCCGCGACCGTGCGCTCCATCTTCGGGGCCCGGCCGCGGGTGTACCGGCATGGCGAGGCGCCGCAGCTCCCTGCGCCCAAGGCCGGCGGCAGACCACCGGAGGTCAAGCCGTATGCCACCTGGCTGATCATCTCGAGCGTGCCGGAGAACCAGCTCTCCGGGCTGCCAGGGCATGATCGGGTGGGCCTGCAGCTGGACGTCTACGCTCGGGGCGACGCGGAGTGCGTCACCGCGGCGCAGGCGATCCGCGACCGCCTGGAGACCGACTGCCACATGACCGCCTTGCGCGGGCTGTCTCGGGACGGGGATACTCGCCTCTACCGGATCAGCATGGACTTCGACTACTGGCTGCCGCGCGAAGCGTGAGCAGCCGTCCGATCCCCACCTGCTCGCCGCCGCGCGGGCGCAACCTCGAAAGGCCGTCATCATGACCAACGGAACCGTTCGCACGCAGGGCACCGAGGTGTTCTTCGTGGACAACACTGTCTCTGCCTCGCAGCCGGACCTGATCAAGCTGGCGTGCCCGACCGGCGTGCAGGGCCTCGGCGGCGCCAAGGACCAGATCGAGACCACCTGCCTCGACACGATCGGCGACAAGGAGTACGCCGGCGGCCTGGGCAACCCGGGCGTGGTGACCATCCCCTTCAACCTGATTCCGCGCGACTTCTCGCATCAGGTGCTGTTCGAATTCAAGCGCACCGGCGAGGTGCTCGAGTGGATCGCCTGCCTGTCCGAGAGCACGGAGCAGCCGACCGTCGACAGCGACGGCGTGATCACCGCGCCGGGCACGCGCTCGTCGTTCCAGTTCCAGGGCTATATCGCCGATGTGAACATCGACATCGCCAACAACGAGATCGTGCGCGGCACCCTGACCGTGCAGCGCTCTGGCAACGTGGTGTTCAACGCCTACGTGCCGGCCTGATCATGGACGAGTCCTGGTTCGTTCCTCCGGAGCTGGAGGAGAAGAAGGTTCGTCTGGCCGACGGCTCCGAGCACGTGATGTACTTCCGTCACCTGCCCAACACCGACTTCGAGACCTACGCGCTGCAGGTCAACTCCGCGGATCCGGAGGTCGCCGGCGCCGCCGCGGCGCGCCTGCTGTGCAAGGGCCTGTGCGAGCCGAACGGCAAGCCGGCGCTCTCCTACGAGCGCGTGGTGATGCTCAAGCGCCCGGTGTTCCGCGCTCTGTTCGCCGCGCTGCTCGAGGTCAACACCTACGGTGCGGCCAAGGTCGAAGAGACGGGAAAAGCCTCGGGACCAGGGGCGAGCGCTGGTTCTGGCACACGCTCGCGCTCGCGCTCGGGGGGCGCACGGTCCAAGAGCTGAAGGCGGCGATGTCGCGCCAGGAGTTCATCGCCTGGCGCGAGTACCACCGGCTGTTCCCGTTCGATGACCTGCACCGGTACCACCGACCGGCCGCGCTGGTCGCTCACTGTGCAGCGGGCGGTGGTGGCGCCGATGTGCTTGACACGCGGCTCGCCTGGCTGGCTCCGGAGCCTGCCGCTGGCGATGGGGCCTACACTGAGGCCGATCTGGCGACGTTCCGGGCTTTCGGCATGAAGCCACCGGGTAGGGGGTAAAGCATGTCAGCTGGCTCGATCATCATCGACCTCCTGATGCGGACGGGCAGCTTCGTGACCGACACGAAGCGTGCCCAGAAGCAACTCAAGGAGTTTCAGAAGGACGTCGCCGGCACCGCGGCGTCGCTGAAGAACCAGCTCGTGGGCGCGCTGGCCGCCGCCGGCGTGGCGCTCTCGTTCGACGCGCTGCTGCAGGGGGCGGCCAAGTTCAAGGACCTGGAGGAGGAGGTCGGCGCCAGTGCCGAGAGCATCGCCTCGCTCTCCGTCGCGGCTGCCACCGCCGGCGTGCCGATCGAGTCGATCGCCGCGTCGGCGCTCAAGCTCACGAAGAACCTGTCGGGCGTGGACGACGAGTCCAAGGCTGCCGGCGCGGCCCTGGCGGCTCTGGGCATCCCGATCGAGGAGTTCAAGCGCCTGGACCCTGTGCAGCGTATCGACGCGCTGGCCAAGGCCTTTGCCGGCTTCGCCGACGGGCCCGAGAAGGCCGCGGTGGCGATCGCGCTGTTCGGCAAGGCCGGCGCCGAGCAGCTCCGGCTGTTCAAGGCTCTGGAGGAACAGGGCGGGCGGCAGGTCATCCTGACGCAGCAGCAGATCGAGCTGGCCGACGCTTTCGCGGATCGCCAATCGAAGCTGACCGGCACGCTGCAGGCCTACGCGCAGGTGGCGGTCACGGACATCCTGCCCTCCCTGAACGACCTCACGGCGGTGACGTCCGACATCGTGCGCGAGCTGGTCGGCGTCGACGCAGCCGGAAAGAAGCTGGCCGGCGACAGCTCGGTCGCTCAGTTCGCTCGCGGCGCGGCCGACGTCCTGGCGTTCGTCGCAGACATTGCGCAGGGCGTGGTCAGCCTGGTGCAGTCAATCGGCGTCGGCTTCGGCGCCAACGCGGCGATCGTGAGCGCGGTGCTGGACGGCGAGTTCGGGCAGGCCCGGACGATCGCCGAGGAGGCGCGGAATGACATCGCGCGGATCCTGAACCCGGAGCTGTTCTCCCAGCGGCTGGCGCGGCTCCGCGCCGAGGCGGCCCGGGCATCGGCTCCTGATCCCAACCAGAGCGCGGCCGAGAGCGCGCGCCTCGGTCGTCGTCCCCAGCTGAAGTTCGACGGCGCGGTGAAGCCGCCCAAGGGCACCACCACGCAAAGCGAGGCGGAGAAGTACCTCGAGACGCTGCAGAAGCAGGGCGAGGCGACGCTGCAGCTCACGACCTACGAGAAGGCTCTGCTCGAGATCCAGTCCGGCCGGCTGCAGGGCGTCACTCCGCAGCTGAAGCGCGCCATCCTCGCGCAGGCCGAGTTCAACGACCTGAACAAGCAGGCCATCGAGCTGCGCGACGCTGAAGTCGCGGTGAACACCAACCGCGCGAAGGCCCAGCTCGAGACGGTCGACGCTCTTGTCAAGGGCAACAAGGAGCTGCGCGACGAGATCACTCTGATCGGCCTGGATGAGCTCGGCATCACCAGCGTCGAGCGTGCACGCATCAGCTCTCTGCGCGCGCTGAAGGAGGAGGAGCTCGCGCGGCGTGCCGCCAATGGCGCGGCCGACGAAACCCTGCAGGCGCTCGAGGCCGAAATCGCCGCGCTGAAAGAGCGGGAGGATCTGCTCGGGCAGAAGATCAACAAGGGCATCGAGCAGCGCGGCATCGAGGACGCTCGCAAGACGGCAACCAAGACTTCCGACACTCTGGCCGACTCGATCGAGCAGGGCATCCTCGAAGGCTACCGGCGCGGCTCGTCCCTCACCGATATCTTCCTGAACGAGCTCGAGGCTCAGTTCGCCAAGACCGTATTGCGACCCCTCATCCAGCCTGTGGCCGACACCGGGAACCAGCTGATCGGCTCGCTCGTTCAGGCGGCTTTCTCGGCCTTCTCGGGTGGCTCCGGCGTGGGCATTGTCCCTGGCGACTCTCCGCTCTCGGCCACTGGCGAGGCCATTCTGGGCCGGCGCGCCGGCGGCGGCGATGCCCATCGCAACGTGGGCGGCGCTCTCCTGGTCGGCGAGAAGGGGCCGGAGCTCTTTCGGCCGTCGACCAGCGGGCGCGTGATCCCGAACGGCGCGCTCATGGCGCAGCGTGCACCGCAGATCACGATCGAGAACTACGGGGCGCGCGTGCAGGAGGAGCGCCAGGGCAACGGCGACGTGAAGTTCATCATCGACGCCGCTGTGCGCGAGGTCGACCGCCGCATCGCGTCTCGCACCGGCTCGACCGCCATGGCTCTGAAGTCCGCCGGGCTGAGCGTCTCGCGCGGCCTGCCGCGCAGGGGCTGACATGGCTCTGCCGACCATCGTCGCTCCGCCCGAGGCTCCGGTGTTCCTGGCCGAGGGGCACGAGATCGAGGAACTGTCGCGCTACGCGCAGGTGCCCATGCAGACCGGCCACTCGCGGGCCCGGCCGGTGCTCTCGCAGAACGAGCGCATGGTCAGCGTGCGCTGGTTCCTGGATGGCCCGGCGCTGGCGGCGGTCTACGAGTGGTACGAGGGCACGCTGCAGGCCGGCACGCGGCTGTTCGCCGCGCGCGTGGCGCGGCAGGGTGGCGATCCCACCACCGGGGTCTGGCCGAGCCTGGCGTGGTGGACGGCGCGCTGGGTCGAGTTCGAGACGCAGATGCTCCCGCGCCCGGCCCTGCTGATCGATCCCGACACCGATGTGACTCTCACGCGCGGCGTTGTCAGCGGGCGCATCTACCTGATCGAGGGCCCCTTCGCCGAGGGCCCGGACCTGGGCGCTCTGGCCATGGAAATCCGGGCGCCGCTGCTCGGCACCGCCCTGCCCACCATCCCGGCGGACCTGGCCATGGAGATCTCGGTGGCGCTGGACGGCTTCGTGGACGAGACTTCGTGACATGGCGCTGGACTTCCCGACCTCGCTCCCCTGTCCCCAGACCGAGCTGGTGACGCCGTTCGATCGCGCGCAGCGGTCCGACGACCGCCGACCGCGCGACACGCGTGCGCTCTCGCTCGATCGGCTGGCCGTGGTGCGCGCCAGCTGGCCGCCGCTCGCGCTGGCAGACGCCGCGGCGCTCTACAGCTTCTGGGAGACCGACCTGCTCGACGGAGGCGCCTGGTTCAATGCCACATGGCCGCTGCCGCAGGGCCGCGTGCCGGCGGTGTTCAAGTTCATTAGCCAGCCGCGCTTCAAGTTCGTGCCTGGCGGGCGCTGGAGCGTCGACGCGGTGCTCGAGCAGCGCGGCCGAGGGCAATCCGTCATCAGCGGCGCGGCGCCCGGCGTGCCCTCGAATCCCTGGAATAGCGCGAACGAGCTCGGGACCGTCGTCTTCACGGACTCCGACTTCACCGCGACGGCACAGACTCCGGCGACCGTCGCCTCGGTCGAGGCCGCAGAGGGCATCCTCGGCAACGGCAAGTATTACGCCGAGCTCGTGCCGACCTTCGACTTCTTCGAGGGAGGCGCCGCTCGAGTGCAACTCGGCGTGACCCGGTCGAATCCGGGCTCCGCGTCCGACGGCGCGGCCTACGATCTGAGCGGGGATATCTACGTCGACGGGAACCCGGTCGACACGTTCGCGGCGATCGACTCCGGCGACGTCATCATGATCGCGCTCGACGCCTTCTTCGGGATCATCTACTTCGGGAAGAATGGCGCCTGGCTCGGAGGGGCAGACCCGGACACGGACACGGGGGGAATTGCTCTCAGCGGAGGGACGGCAGATTACTGGCTCTCGTTCTACTGCGACAACACCGAGCTCCCCTACTCCTGCGCGATTCGGGACGGGACGGACCGCCAGAGTTACCCCGTGCCGACCGGCTTCACTGCCTGGAACATTCAAGGGGCCGAGTAATGTCGCACCTCACGAACTACGCCGAGAACCGGCTCGCCGACATGGCTCGCGGCCAGGGGCTCTCGCTGGCCGCGGACTGGACGGTGCACTTGCTGACCGCAGTCAGCGATTCTTCGCACACCAAGGTGACCGGCACCGGCTACGCTGGCGTGACCGTGGCGCGCTCGCTTGCCGAGTGGGCGGGGACGCAGGGAGCCGGCACGACGCTGGCCAGCATCGGGACCTCGCACCGCACTTCGAACAACTCCGTCATCGACTTCGGCACCGGTGGCGCCGGCGGCTGGAGCGGCCCGGCCATCGCCGTGGGCCTGTTCGATGGCACGGAGCTTTTCACGTGGGCGGACATGGATGGCCGGACCATCCTCGAGGGCGAGGCTTTCTCTTTCGATCCTGGCACGCTGATCTTCGACTTCGGCGTGACCGGCGGCATGAGCGACTACCTGTCCAACGCGCTGATCGATCTGATCTGGCGCGCTCAGGCCTATTCGTGGCCGGCGAATCTGTACGCGGCCTACACCACGACCACACCGACTAACGCAACGCCGGGCCTCGAGCCTGGAGTCGGCGGCTATGCGCGGCAGGCGATCGCATCGTCGCTCTCGGGCTGGACCCCGACGCAGGGCGGACTTGTCACCGATGCCAGCTCGGGCACCGGCGGGCGCATCGGCAATCAGGCGGCTGTCGTGTTCCCTGAGCCGACTGCCAATCAGGGAGTCGCCACGCACGGTGAGCTGTGGGATGCTGCCGCCGGCGGCAACATGATGTTCTGGCGTGCTCTCGCTGGCGCCAAGTCCATCGTCGCGGGCGGACCGCCGCCGACCTTCGCCAGCGATTCCATCGGCATCACCTGGGCCTGATCCATGCCAGACATCGTTCGCCGCGGGGTGACCCTCGCTGAAGCGCTGCAGGAAGCCGCCGCGATCGCGCCGATCACGCGACAGATGATCTACGCCTACGAGCTCTGGCATCCGACTCTCTCGGCGCCGGTCTACTTCGTGAACGACAACGCCGATCTGGCCGCGTTCATCGAGAACACCGCCGATCGGAATCCCGCGACGGAGGTGACTTTCGTCGCCTGCCGGCTGGCGGTCGCGCGACCCGAGGAGGGAGACCAGCCGGAGTCGCCGAAGCTCTCGCTCTCGCGGCCCGACCTCGGCAGCCTGCTCAAGCCGCTCCTGGACGCGGCACGCGGGTCGACCGTGCCGTGGGTTCTGATCGAGCGGCTGTACGCGAGCGACGACCTCAGCTCGCCGGCGATGCTCCCTCCGCTGCAGGTCGAGCTCACAAACGTCGACTTCGTCGGCTCCCAGGTGCAGATGCAGGCCAGCTTCGATGACGACGGCACGCTTGCCATCCCGGCGATCACCTTCCGTCGTTCGGAATACCCGGGGCTGGCGCGATGACGCATTGGGCTGCCGCCTACGTGGGAGCTGGCTACGCTCGAGGCGCCAGCGGGCCGGAGGTCTTCTCCTGCTGGGGCCTGGTGCGGCATGTCTTCCTGCACGTGCACCGGATCGCTTTCGCGGACGTCTCGATCGATGAGTCGGCGCCTGCATCGCCGGTCAACTCCAGGGCCATCCTGGCGTGCGCTCGAGCGGCCAGCATGCGCCCGGTTCCCGCTGGCCAGCCGCCGGCCGACGGCGACATCGTGATCATGCGTTCGCTGGTGCAGCTGCACTGTGGACTGGTCGTGCGGCTGAACGGCGGGCTTCGCGTGCTCCACGCGGCGCACGACCGTGGCGTGGTGGTCGACCACTGGCGCGACGCGGTTGAGGGCATGAGCTGGGAACTGTGGAGGCGCGCATGAACGTGCAACCCGTCAGCGGACACGCGCTTGCGCCGCTGCAGCAGCTGCGCCCGGTCGACATGGTAGAGGTCCCGGTCGGCGTGCCGATCTCCAGCCTGGCTCCGGAGGCGCAGGGCCTGCTGGTGTGCCGGGTCAACGGCGAGTGGCTGGCGCGCGAGTCGTGGGCATGCCTGACCGAGCCGGGCGACGTCATCGAATGGCACGAGTTCCCGCAGGACCGCGACCTGCTGCGCACCGCTCTCTCGATCGCCGCGATCGCGATCCTGGGACCGTATGGCTTCGGCCTGCAGGGCGCTGCTCTCATCGCGGCCAGCATCGTTGCGCAGACGGGCATCAACGCGCTCCTGCCGCCGGTCGGGCCCGAGCAGCAAGCCCGGCCGCAGCAGACCGGCACCGCGTTCTCCACCAGCCTGCAGGGCAACGAGGCCCGCATCGATCAGCCCATCTGGAAGGTCTGCGGGCAGCGCGAGATCAACCCGCCATTCGCCGGGCAGCCCTACTTCGAGTACCAGCCTCGCGCTGGCGAGTCGGACGCCGATCCGGACCTCGACAACGACCAGTACTTCTACGCGCTGTTCGCCGTGGGCGTGGGGAACCACGATGTCGTGGCCAAGATCGGGAACACGCCGATCACGCGCTTCGCCGACGTCGTCCGCGCGACCTACCTGCCGCCGGGCACGCTCCCTTCGCAGGTGCTGGCCAACGTCACCAGCGCGGTGGAGGTGTCTTCGCCGCAGGTGATGGAGTCCGGGCGCTACGTGGGCGGCTACGCGGCTTGCGCGCCGCGCCGGACCTGCGCCGCGATCGGCGTCGACGTCTCGGCTGTGCGCGGCCTGGGCAAGACCGGCGCGCTGACCGTCACCTGGCGCGTCGAGTACCGCGAGATTAACGACTTCGGGCAGGTGCTCGGCAATTGGCAGACGCTGGCCAACGAGACGCGCACCGCCTTCACCGCGACGCCGCAGCGCTGGTCGGACAAGTACACGCTCCCGACTGCTGCTCGCGTGGAGGTCCGCGTGGTGCGGACTGATGTGCAGGACACCGATCCCTCCGCGCTGCACGAGATCGCCTGGATTGGGCTGCGCGCCTATCTCGCCGAGCCGGCGCCGCTGAATCCGGACACTGCGCACTTCGAGGTCGTGATGCGCGCGACCAGCCAGCTCTCGCAGTCGGCCAGTCGTGACCTGCGGCTGATCGTGCAGGCCTACTGCCGGACGCTCAATCCGGACCTGACCTGGGGCGCCGAAGAGCACACCCGCAATTGGGTGTGGTGGTGCCTCGATCTCCTGACCTCGCCGACCTGGGGCATGAACAAGGCCGACGAGCGGATCGACCTGCAGTCGTTCTACGACCTGGCGGTGCAGGCGGACTCTCGGCAGGACCGCTTCGACTACGTCTTCGACCAGACCATCAGCGGCTGGGACGCCGCGCAGCTCATCGCTCGAGCGGGCCGCGCTCGAGTCTTCCGGCGCAACGGCGTGATCAGCATCGCGCGCGACGAGCTCGCGGACGTCCCGGTGACCGCCTTCACGCCGCGCAACTGTCAGCCCGGCATCTCCATCTCCGAGGCGCTCCGGCAGCGCCGCTCTCCCGACGGCGTGATCGTGGAGTACCAGGACCACCGCACGAACGAGTGGACCGAGATCCCGTGCCCGATCCCTGGCGTCGAGCTCACGGACATGGCCTACCCGGTGCTCCTGCGCCTCGAGGGCATCGTGGGCGCCACGCATGCCGAGCGCGAGGGGCGCTACGAGGCGGCGCGCATGCTGTATCGCAACCGCACCGTCTCGCTGACGACCGAAATGCAGGGCATGCTGCCGGCCTACATGAGTCCGGTGGCGGTGGTGCCCGACCTGGTGGGCTATGCCCAGAGCGGCGACGTCGTGGAGTTCGACACCGGCACGCTGGTGATGGGCCTGTCCGAGGTCCCGGATTGGGATGCTGGTGATCTGTACATCACGCTGATGCGGGACGACGGAACTCTGGCCGACCCGATCCGCGTGACGCCGGGCCCGACTCCGTATGACGTCACGCTGGCGTCCTCTCCTGGCTTCACGCTGGTGATGGACGACGGCACGCGCGAGCGGCCCAAGTTCCTGCTCGGCCCGCTCGAGGGCAGCCGCGAGCTGGTGAAGGTCCAGAACATCAGCGACGGCGGGCTCACCGAAGACGGCGCGCAGCTGTTCGCCCTGGTCGGGCTCATTGATGACGAGCGCGTGCACACCGCCGACAACGACCTGCTGCCTGGCCCTGGCGAGGTGCAGGATCCTGTCGGGCTGCCGGACGACTCCGGCGGCGTCGACACCGGTGGCGGGACGCTCGTGGTGCCGCGGATCCTCGATCGAGAGATCCAGGCGCTGACAGACAGCACCGTGTACTCGCCGGACCTCGTGGCTGCGATCTCGTTCGGCGCTACCGGCCTGCTCTCCGTCATCGTGGATGCGCCGATCAGCGGCGGCACGTCGTTCCCGACAGGCGAATGGAACCTCTACGGGGAAATCGAGCCGACCCGAGCGGACGACTACGAGATCCGCGCAACGCTCCTGTCGTCGTTCGATGGCGCCGGGACCATCAGCTTCACCGGGACGATCGGCAGCTGGGAGGCTCTTGGCACCGTCCGCACCTGGGAGCTGACCAGCTCGTTCGTCAGCGCCTCGGTCGATCGAAACGCCGTTCGGGTGCTGTTCTTCGAGATCCGCGACGCCACCACGCTGGACGTCCTGGATTCGGCGACAGTGACCCTCCTGACTGCCATCTCGACCGAGCCTGGCGGGGCATAATCCGCCGCAACGCAACCCCGGAGGCCTGCCATGGAGATCCTGTCCCTGCTCGCCGGCCTGATCATCGGCGCCGCCTACGCGGTGTGGCGCCTCAAAGGCGAGCGCACCTGGCCCGAGGCTCTGCGTGCTCTGCGCCCCATGGGAGGCGGCGGTGGCGGTCCGCTCGAGCCGCACTGATGTCGCTGCGGTGCTCCTGGTGGCCCTGTTCGTCCGGCACTACGCCTATGACCTGTGGCCGCCGGAGCAGCGCGGGCTGGCGGCCAAGGCGATGGGGGCGCTCGCGCTCGTGACGATGGTCTGGCTCTCCCTCCTGGTGCTTCGGAGCCTCTATGGCAACTCCCCCCCCTCCCGGTCCTGATCTCGACCTGTCGCTGTGGGCCGCCGCGCTCACGCTGGCCGGGTTCTATTGGGGCCCGCGCGCGGCGCAGTTCATCAGCGCCTACGCGCTGATCCTGCTCGGGTGGTTCGCCGGGCTGCTGATCGGGCTGTACCGGCGCGACGAGAACGCGCGCATGCCCACCCTTGTGTACGTGGTGGTCAGCCTGATCGGCTCGGTCGGTTTCACCGTCCCCTTCGCCGTGGCGCTGGACGGCACCGCGGGCTTCGCGTACACCGGCCTGCTGCTGCCGGTGTCCCTGGCGATCGCTGCGCTCCCAGACAAGTGGCGCCAAGGCTTCGACATGCTGCTCGACGTCTGGCGCGCAGTGCGAGGAGTAAAGCCATGAACGCGACCGATGTGCTCGAGGCGCTCTGGACCGTGGCGCTCTACCACCTGCCGGTGGTGATCAACGTGGCCGTCGCCGGCTTCGTCTGCGTCATGCTCGGTTGCCGCGTGGCAAAGATGATGCGCGGCGTGACCTCGCTGGCGGTGTTCGTGCAGCACGCAGTGCTCGCCGTGGCCATGTTCGGCTCGATCCTGCTCTCGTTCGCGCAGCACTCCGAGTGGGCGGCGGCTTGCGCCAGCGCCGGCGTGCTGGTGTTCCTGCTCATGAGCGTGAAGCGGTGGCGATCCGCGCCGCCGGCCGGCACCGCTCGAGTGCAGCAGGTCCCGCCTGGCGCGCTGCGCCACGTCGCCGGCGGCAGGGGCAAGCCGTGAGGCGGCCGTTCGTTCTCCCGGATCCGGCGCTCGAGTGGCCGATCCCGCTCGAGGCGGTCGCTCTCCTGGCGGAGTACGAGCAGGGCCCGGACGGCGGCTTCGCGCCGGTTGCCTACCGGTGCCCGGCCGGCGTCTGGACGATCGGCTGGGGCGAGACCGACGGCGTGCGCCCGGGCGACCGGTGCACCAAGGAACAGGCCGACGCGTGGCTGCTCGAGGACCTGCAGGAGCGCGTGCGCGCGGTGCGCGACCTCTGCAAGGTCGAGCCGTCGCCCAACGAGCTGGGCGCGCTGGTCGTGCTCGCGTACAACATCGGCCTGGCGGCTCTGGCGCGGTCGACCGTGCTCCGGCAGCACAACGCCGGCAACCGGCTTGCGGCGGCCCGGGCTTTCGGGCTGTGGAACAAGGCCAAGAACCCGCGCACCGGGAAGCGCGAGGTCCTAGACGGGCTGACCGCGCGGCGCGCGCGCGAGGCAGCGCTGTACCTCACGCCGGAGCTCGGCGTCGATCGCATGCCGCAGGCGGTGGAGGCCGAGTCCAGCCTGGCGCGCTCTCCCATCGCGCAGGGCTCTGCCGTCACCATCGGCGCCGGCGCGGTCACTGCGGCCACGCAGATGGCTCCCGTGCTGCAGGAGGTCACCGCGGCCGCGGACGGGGCCAAGGCTGCGCTCGAGCCGGTCCAGGGTGCGCTGGGTGCCATCCGCGGCCTGGTCGGCTCTGTGGCCGATTTCGTCGGCATCCCGCCTGGCGGCCTGCTGGCCATCGCGCTGATCGCCGTGGGCTGGTGGATCCTGTCGAAGCGCCGCGAGCAGCGCTCCGAGGGCTGGTCGTGATCCGAGCCGCGCTCGCGCTGGCCAGCGGCATTCCGACCTGGGCCTGGGTGCTCGCCGCGGTGCTGGCCTGGGGCGGCTGGCACCGGCACCAGGAGCGGCAGGTGCGCGCCGACTTCGAAGCGGCCAAGGCGGCGGCCGTCGCCGAGCGTGCCGCCAGTGCGGCTGAAGCCAAGGCTGCCACGCAGCAGCGCGAGGCGGAGAAGAAGGGGGCAATCGATGAAGCCAGGAAAGCCGCGGCGCGTGCTCGCGCTGCTCTGCTCGAGCAGCAGTCTGCTGCTGGCGAGCTGCGCGACCGTCTCGCCGCTCTCGAAGCCCGGGCCTGTGGCGGCGATCCCGGATCTGGCGGCGGAGGCCCTGGAGCCGCCGAGGCCCGCGATCTGTCAGCCTACCTGCGCCGAAGGCTGGACGAGGCTGAAGCGGGAACTATCGAGTTTGCAGACGGTGCCGCCAGGGCCCGCGACGTCTGCGAGCGGCAGTACCGCGCGCTGAAGCCGGCGCCGTGACCGGCCGGGCCTAACGTCCGATCCACCGGACGCTACGCGCCGGTGATCTCCTGGTTATGCGTGTTCCGCGCGCCCACAGTCAGGGCCGCCGCGAGGCTGCGGAATGCAGCCGCTGCCACTCGCGGAACTTGTCCATTTCCAGCGGCTTCAGTGCGCTCCACTGCAAAGGCCACCCCATCATCCAGTCCACGAAAGTGGCGGGCCAGCGCCACCCAACGGCTTTCACTATCGCCAGCGAAGCCATAGTCGTGCCAAGGCTCATGCGCAAGTTGTCGAGGTTGTTGCTCAACCCAGTCCCGCGCCTCCCCCAACTTTTCAGCGGCGACGGCAACGATCCAGATGCGCTCTCGCAGGTGGGGTGCCCCAAGGTCGGCAGCGGATAGCACGCGCCACGCCGCATCAAACCCGAGGTCGGCCAAGTCTCCAAGAACTCGTCCGAGTCCTCGAGAAGTGAGCCTTGGGCTGTTCTCCACAAAGACGAATCGCGGTCGAACTTCGCCCACGATGCGAGCCATTTCTGTCCAGAGTCCACTTCGTTCACCGTCTAAGCCTTTTCCAGTTCCGGCGCTGCTGATGTCCTGGCAAGGGAAGCCTCCCGAAACCACGTCAACAAGTCCTCGCCACGGTCGTCCGTCAAAACTGCACACGTCAGCCCAAATTGGGAAAGGTCGCAGGGCTCCATCGCTTTGTCTCTGTGCCAAAACTTGTGCTGCGTAGGCTTCACGCTCAACTGCGCACACGGTGCGCCAGCCCAGCATGTGGCCTGCGAGTATTCCGCCACCAGCGCCTGCGAAAAGAGCCAACTCATTCATGTCGTCCTTGTGCCTTCGTTCAACAACACGCATAACACGCTATTCAACCGGACGCCTGACGGCGCCGGTTAATAGCACGTTAGGCCAGCACTCCGTGCAGAGCAGTTTCCGCTCCGCCGGCGTGCGCGGGTCGTCTCGGTGCGGCCCGCAGTTCATCGAGCAGATCTTCGTTGCAGGGTCGAATCGCTCGAGCTCCGCCGGGTCGGCCCGGGTAAAGGTCAGCGGCTGCTCGAGCACCGCCGGCGGCTTGATCCTGGTGGCCATGCTCAGGTCCCCGCGCGCCGGCGCACCCGGACGCCGTCGACCCAGCCCACCATCCAGGTGGAGCCGTCTCTCGGGTCCATGAACATCCCGTCGCCGTCGCGCTGGAGCAGCGCTGCTGGCGCTTCGATCATGACCGGGATGCTCACCATCCGGCCCTCGATCGCGACCTGCCGGCGGCCCCATGCGGTGCTGACGTCGGGCAGCTTGTCGAATGCGCTGATGCTCAAGCTGTGCATCGCGGGCCCTCCGTCGGCGGCACCGCGGCCAGCAGGCCGACCTGCCCGTCGACCGTGAGGCCGAGCTGCAGGCCGTCGCCGGCGGCGCTCTCGCGCAGGTTCTCCGCCTGCTGCCACCAGAAGTCCGCGGCGCGCTCCGCGTCATCGAGGCGCTGCTGGAGGTCTTCGACCTGGGCGGCCAGTGCGGCGGCGTGCTCGCGCAGGTGCTCGAGCTCCCACCGCTCGAGGCGGCGCTGCAGGCGCCGAAGGACCGGGTCCAGCTTCATGGCCGTCCCCACCGGCAGCACCGGCCGACGATCTCCTGCCACTTCGGATCCGCGCTGCAGGGGGTGAACCCGGCGCGGCGGCGCGTCTCGCGCTGGATCACGCGCAGCGGCGCGCGGGCCTCGCTCTCCGCCTGGCGGCGCGCCAGCCGGGCTCTCTGCGCAGCGCGCCGGCTGATCAGGCCGTGGCACTCGCTCGGCGCGTGCATCGCGCGGGCCTCCGCGTGGAGGTCGTGCTCGAGCGCTTCGTGGCGCGCGAGGATGGTCAGCGCGCGGCTGAGGTTCATCGTGCTCATGGTGGCTCCTGGTGCTGCCGCTCAGGGGCAGGTGTAGAGGACGTCGTGGCCGTTCTGCGTGCCCCAGGCGATCGCGGCTTTCTTAGCGGCGCCGTAGGTGTCGTTGCAGTGGAAGACGACCTCGCCGGCCCGCGTCTCGAACAGCCAGGATCCGCGGCCCTTCGGCTGGCGCAGGTGGCTCAGGTAGAAGCGCCGGGTTTCGATCTCGGTGCGCTCCTGGCGCTGCGCGGCGGGCTTGCTGGCGGTGGTGGTCTGGGCGTGCATGTTGGGCTCCTGATGGTGGTGAAGGTTCAGCCGTTGTTGCCGAGGGCGGCGTTCGCGTCGCGCAGCAGGTTGTTGATCAGCTCGAGGTCGCCGGCGTATCCCCAATTCCGCGCGTCCGCTTGCTGGCGCGTCTGGTGCGTGGCCAGGGCTTGCTGCAGGCTCTCGAGGCGTTGGGCGATCAGCTCTTGCAGCTCGAGGTACCGGTCGGCGGCGGTTTGCTTGGTGGCGGTGGTCTTGTTCATGTTCGGCTCCTGGTGGTGGGGCGTCGATGGCTTCACTATGGCCGGCAATTCGCACAAATGCAAGCGAAAGAGCGTGCACTTTCGCGCACGCTGCGTCCCTCAATCAGGGGCGGTTACTTCGGTGCGGCCTGGACGGCTTTGTCGATGTCATCGGCCAGCTCTCGCAGCGCATCTCGGAGGACCGTCAGTTCCTCTGCCCAGCTCCCGTCCTGCGCGCATGCTTCGATCTCGAAGTCCAGCAATTCTCGGAGGTTCGTCTTGTAGACCGGGTCGCGCTCTCCGCGGTTGGCCCCGGTACCCAGAGATCGGAAG